ACTTTTATCATGCCAATCAAACATAGTTTTATTCATTTGACTAACCATATCAAGCTTTAAATCAACTCTTTCAACACGATCAGAGATAGATTTAAGATTATCATTCATTTGATATATTTTATTGTCTGTGGTTTGAAGATTCTTTTCTTTTAACCAAGAAAATAATTCTCTCATTGCGAGGGCTAATAATGTGGCTAATAAAGCACCATTTGCTACAAGATCATTAACCATTATATAACCCTCCCAAATAATTTGGAACAACAGTATAATTAGTATCAATCTAATACTTTAAGTAATTTATTTACCTTCTGTACAGCCTTGTCTTGTATCTGTTTTATCCTTACAAAACTGACGCCTATTATGTTTCCAACGGTACGTAAATCCATTTCTCCATGTTTTTCTATTGCAACAAAACAACAGTTTAAACTTTCACGATGTTCAACCCAATACCTACAATCAACATTAGGACATTCTGTGTCTAAATCTATACATTTTTGACTACATTTTTTCATATTATCTCCTCAAATATCATTAGGTGAATAAGAGAAGATAACTTCTTCTATATCAGCACATTTTACAAGTATAACATTTTTTACATAATCAACGAACCTATCTTCACTCTCAAAGTCTAATAGTTTTTGATCTTTATAGAGTTTCCAACAACCTACTTGTTGTAAAACATCTGTTTTATTAATTATAAGATCTGTTACGCCATTTATTCTCGCGGCTTTTACTAATTGGTCTATATCTAAGAAATCAACTTGTCGTGGTCTTCCAGTTGTTGCGCCATATTCATTTCCAACTTCACGAATTTTATTAAATATTTCACCGTCTGGTTGGAATTTCTTTGCACCAACATAAGTTTGATACGCTTTAGCAACACCATATACCTGCCTTACAGCAGAAGCCGGCACTCCATTAGATACTGCACCGCCGACATTACAAGTTGAAGATGTTACATATGGATAATCGCCCCAATCAATGTCTAAACCAAATCCTTGTGCTCCTTCAAAAAGGGCAACAACAGGTAATTCACTCTCAAAAAATTCTTGGTAAATATCTGTTAGTTGATATGGACTTGTAATAGGTAATTCTTCAAATCTGATACCCTTACGGTCATATTTGTCACGATATGCTGGCCCATTACCACGGCGTGTTGTTCCTATTACTGTATCTCCGCCGTCCTCTTCAAGATGACGATTAGAAATAATATTTACTCGTTTATCAACAAAAAGGTTTCCTTTTACTTGTATTCCAGCCGCTTCTAAATCTGCAATTTCTTTTTCAAGAAGATCGGGACTTACAACACATCCTGGTCCAATGATTGAACGAACACCACGCAATACACCAGAAGGAATTGCATGAGTAACTACTTTTTTTCCTTCAACAAAGATCGTGTGGCCTGCGTTATGTCCTCCTCCATACCTAACACAATGAGTATATTCGCTAGATTTAAGAAGAGAATGAGTTACTTTACCTTTTCCGCTATCTCCGAACTGCAAATCTACTACAACATCAGCCAGTAATCGCTTTTTCATTTTTATTTCCATTTCTCCTACGAATGTAGGTATAATTTTCATCTTTCCAAATTAAATTTCTTATAATTTCACTGACAGTAGTTTGTGCTATATCAAACTTATTTGCTATTTCTAATTGTGAAATATTATTATTATACATTCTTCTTATTTCTTGAACAATGTTCCAATTCAATTTAGCACTAGGAGAATTTTCCGCTTTAAATTTATTTGATAATTTTTTCTTATGTTCTTCTGTTAAAATTCTTTTTGGTCTTTTTTTAGCAGATACGCTTTGTTTAATCCTTGTTTCTAATGATGCAGTTATGCCAGCTGTATTACCTGCTTTTTTTGCTATGTTGTATCCAATATTTTTATCAGTAGTATTAAGAGTATCTAGGTAAAACTGTTCTCTGTCAAGAAGAATGTTTAAATCTTCTACTACTTCTACGACTTCAAATAAAAAATTGTTTTCTCCATATAAATTGTAAGCACCTTGCAGATGTTTATTTTTATGTTTATTATTTTTTAAAGTATATTTATGGCAAGAAATTCTATTTGAAAGATTAAATGCAGAACCTATGTAAATTTTATTATTTACAATATTTGTTATTTTATATATTCCCGGCTTTGTTGTACTCATATATATCTCCTGTTATATATAGTACATACTACCATTATAACGGAGCCTGTTAAATCTTTCTTTTCATAATCCTGCCTCATCATCAAAAAGATCGTAAATATCGTCTATCTCGTCTTTATCTAAACCAAATTTACGCATCTCAATCTTACCATCTTCTATTTCCTTGTCAAGCACTTCTTCTTTCCACATCGCATATCCTTTGCTCTTACGATATGCTTTTAGGAATTCTTTTAGATTTGGTTCATCTTCAAGAAAACCTTTAATAATAACGATGAAAAACTCTTTTTTCGTGAGTTCTTCATGCCTTAGTTTTATCATTAGACGGGCATATTCGCCGTCCACAGTTTCAAAACATATTTTACATGCAACTGCACCTTGAGGTGGCTTTTGTTCTTCACTCATTTTTTATTAAGAATATGTGTAAAGCTTTCAGCAGCACCAGCACTTGTCTGCTGAATGAACTGAACTTTACCTGATAGTTCTGTGAAGTTTCTTGCACCAGCATATGAAAATCCACTTTGAATATTTCCACGAATATCGTCAAGGATTGGATTTACTGATCCTTTGTGCTTAATGAATGTAGAAATACCTTCTGGTGCTGAACTTTTACCACGCCAGTCAGTTTGTGCTTCACGACTTGCCATGCCACGATAATTCTTCATCTTTACACCATTACCATCAACAAATGTTTCGCCTGGACTTTCATCTGTTCCTGCAAGTAATGAACCACACATGACAAAGTGAGCACCAGCAGCATATGCTTTTACCATATCTCCGCTGTTCTTAATACCACCATCAACAATAAGTTTTGTCTTTCCAGACTTATATGCTTGTGTTTGTACGCAATCAAATATAGCAGCAAGATTGGGAACACCAAAACCTGTTTGTAGTCGTGTTGAACAGATAGAGTTATGAACAATTGTTCCATGAACATTATAAGAATGATCTTCATTTACGGTAAGATCATGTACGACACCCTTATAGTGTTTTGTCTCAATAGAGGTTATTTCTTTTAATTTAAACTTCATAAAACTCCCTTATTTGTTTGATTTCTTTTAGAAAATCTACTTTTCTATTTTCATCTTCTCTAACGCGATATAATTTATAACCATTCAGTTGTGCTGTTTTTGTTTTTACATCATCGTTATTTTTAACTAAATTGTGCCAGTAGTATCCATCATACTCTACTAAAAATTTATCGTCAATAAGAAAATCATAGTAGTAAAATTCTATATTATGCTGTCTTTTTACTCTGTTTTCACCATAAAGATTACACAATAAAATATAAAGTGTTTCTTCTCCAATACTTGATGCATTTTTATATTTTTTATCAAAAGCAATTTGCTTTAATTCTTCTTCGGTACAAGCACCATATTTAACAAAATATTTTTTTAAAACACGATTATCTACATCATATTTTGCTTGTAGAGTAGCTAATGTTTCTTGTGTATCTCTATATTCTTGATATATCAGTTTTATTTTTTCTTCTGTTAAATTCAATCTTTTTAAAAGTCGCTCTTCTATTGTTTCTTTGTTGTGTTGGCGATATAATTCATTTGCTTTTTTTATCTTCTCTAAACTTTCTATGTCATGTTTTTTTCCATAGAAAGGGTTTTTTTCACCAACCATTTGTCCGTTTAATTTATCTTTGATTTTATCAATTGTTTCTTGTTTGTGTGTTTTTCCGGCAAAAGGATTGCCGTCTCCTTTTAATCTTTGATTATAGCATTTTCTACCACAATATTTTTGTCTCTTGTCTTTATGAAAGAAAGAAACTCCACAAATAGAACATACTTTTTCATTATTCATAGAATATGCCTCCTAATGTATTTAGGAGGCACTCCTGCATTTTGTACCTACTCCAATTCAATAAGTAGATGTTTTTTCATATCAAGCTCTTCTGCATGAACCCATCGGGCAAATAGATGAATATTATCTTCATTTACACGACTGGCATTTTCTTTATCAATTACATAAAACTCGTGATTTTTAGTGCAATCAATACCATTAATAGATACAATTTCTTCATCTCTATCAAACACAAGAGTATCAACAACAGGTTGTAGTTTTCCTGTATGACTGAAAACTTTATCACCTACTTTTACTTCTTCAATTTTCTTCAAACCATTTTCAGTATTTACAAGAGTTCCTGGGACGAAACAACCACCACCAATACCTACACGAATACTATCAGCTCCCCAATCACTTAAATCTTGGAAGCCTTTTCCTGTTGCAACATTACCTGCCATAAGATGAATCTGTGGAAATAATTTCTTCATCTTATGTAGTACATTTTTAACGTTTTCATGATGACCATGTGCAACATCAACGCAAATAACATCTACACCGGCTTCAATCAATTCTTGTGTTCTTTCTAACCACTCACTTGAAACACCAACAGCAGCACCGACATAAGTTGATGCACCTCCAAGTTTGGCATCTCTTACCAATTCTGCTTGCTCTTGAATTGAGTTATAACGATGAATAATTCCAAGACCGCCATGATTAGACATAGCAACACACATATCTACTTCTGTGACTGTATCCATCGGAGATGAAATAACAGGAAGAGATAGCTGCCTTGTTGGATCTAGATTAACTCTTAGATCAACTTCGCTTCGGCTTGTAATTGAACTGAAACGGGGCACAAGAAGTACATCATCAAACGTCAGAGCTGTCTGTAACATTTTTTTCTCCATTAATAACTTGTTCAACCAACGATGTTGCTTTACCCCAACATGAAGGGCAATAAAGATTTACTTTATTCTCAGCATTCTTTACAACAACAAACCACGACTGGACTTGTTCTCTATTCTTTCTATCAAAGGGAGAATTACAAGTCAAGCATTTATCTGGAAGACGATCAAACATGTTTAATTTGTGTTTGAGATCTTTTTCTTTATCTTTATGCTGTTTTGATTTTTCTTTTATTGGTTTCATTTATACCTTGCTTTCCATCCCTTGTGATGTTCTCTTCTTTTTTTGAGAACAGAAACAATACAACTATGGTTTAATGAATTTTTTTTACAAAAACTTCTTATATTGTTTGTTTCATATTCTTGATTATTTAAATCTATAAAAATAACAACTGGATGATTTAACAAAATCATTTTTCTTATTTCTAAGATTTTCTCTTTATCAAATTGATCTTTTTTAAAACACAGATAATTTTTATAATGCAGTTCTTTACCACTAGAAACATTGTGTAAATGTCTTTGTGATAAATTATTATCACGACAATACTTTTTTAAATTTATTATTTCTTCTATACTATCATCTGGCTTAACAATAATCCATTCATCAGAAATTTCGCTTAATCTATCTTCAGAATATTTTACTCCATACATTGGGTTTTTTTCTCCAGACATCTTTCCTTTCAAATTATCTGAAATTTTCTGTTTTGTTTCTGATGATAATGATTTTCCACGATTAATTTCAGATAATTTTTCTCTCGTTTCTTTGGATAATATTTTTCCCGTTCCATCACCTCCGGGAGTTGAGTTATATCCATCAATATAAGAATTGTAAAGACTAACATAATATCTTTCTTTTTCTTTTAGAAGTTCGTTACAACTAATATTGTCTTCTATTATTTCCCACTTTAATTCATCACCATATTTTCTTATGGCTTTTGAAAATTTAGTATTATACACACGAGAACTTTCTTTCAAAGAAGATCTTATATGTTCTTTCTTTCTTTTATCTAAAGAATAATTTGTTATACCAATATAAACTTTATTGTTTGGAGATAAAACTTTATATACTTTTCCACTCATATATATAAATAGTTAAAAAGCGAACATTTTAACTAGAATAGATACAAAATGGTTTATTTATTTTTCATGCTTATAATCTCAGGTTGAGTTGGAATTTTATTTGGGTGTCCAAATTCTACAATAATTGAAGGAAAAGGAGCACTATTTTTACTATTACCAAATTTCAACCTTCCTTTGATGAAGGTCAAACTTTTAACAAGTATTGGATCTAAACAAAATTCGTGGAACCAACGACTATCAACTCTCGCTGGAAGTAGCATTACAACAGTTGTATTTCCACCGGCGACTTCATGATAAGCTTTTTTAACCCAATCATATGTTTTGCTATATGGCGGATTAATAAATACAGTTTCTCCATTCCAATTTTGGCCCAATCCATTTGTTTGCATTGTATAGTGTTTGGCACACTTATTGTTTACGCCATCGCTGGCAGCATCAAGTGTAAAATTATATTTTTGATTTAGTTTGTCAAAGATGTGCTGGGGAGTCGACCACTCATCACTCTTACTTGAGAAAAGAACATCTCTATCTTTTTTTAGCATATTTCCTCATTTCTTATCTGTTGAACCAAAACCCTGATCTTTACGATCACTCATCGCAATCTTGTCAGAATAAAGCTCTTCTTTATCAACTAAAATTGGTCTGACATGAATAACGGGGAATAAAACTGCTTGTGCTATTTTATCTCCGGGTTTAATTAATTGTGGGTTACGACCCACATTGTGCATAATAATTACCACCTCACCATCATAGCCAGGATCAATCACGCCACCGCCAACAAGTAGTTCTTTTTTAGAACTTACACTACTTCTATTTTTGATTTCTAGACAAAAACCATGTGGAACAGCAAAACGTAATCCTGTCCTCAATTTCATACATTGGGTAGGCATGATAACAACACTGCCGGCAGGCATATTCTTTTGGGAATCGTGTTCTCCCTGTTTTACATCAGGGGAAAAAAACAGATCAAGCCCTACATCACTTGGGTTCGCACGATTAGGTGCGAATACATTTTCATGAACAGTAGTATATTCTAGTAACATCACCATTCACCTTTCTTGAATTCCATTTCATATCCACCAAAATCTTCGGTGGTACGCATGATTTGTACAACAGGCTTACATTCCCACAAAAGAGCACGAAAGTCAAGTCCCATCATATTTTCACTAACGATTTCTTTTTCAGCTTCCATACGTGCCTTTCTAATATTTTGAATAAGAATATCGTTCACAGTTTTTCAACTTTCTTTTTCAACTCTAAACACATAACATTAATATTTTCAATATTTCTCATATGAGAATTCGGATCAATGTACTGCCTTGACGTAAGAGAAAAGTTATACGCCCTCATTGTTCTTTCAATATTTGTAAAAAACGCGAGTAATTCTTCTTTTAATTTCTGGTCCATATTTCACCCAATAAGTTTAAATGATTTACCGATAGAACGTGTACTGAATCCCCAATCTTCCTGATAATCAAGTTTAGCAACATAAGGATGATTGAGATGAATTACATCTTTCTTTGGATCATAACTCCAGCACTTAATTTTTGTTACGATATTTGTCTCATCAATAGCTTCAACAATCAAATAATGCTTTCCATTTTTTGTTGTCTTCTTCTCAAGACTTTTTGGAATAAACCAACAAATACCCAATTCTTGGTCATATTCCCCAAGAGGAGGAACCATTTTTTCGGCTAGTTTCCTCTGAACGTCTTCAGAGACTATCATATTGATGGGATACACTCCTGTCAACTCCAAAGTGTTCAGAATCTTTTCATCGCGTGTAAAATCACCTTCTGCTGCATAAGTTTTAATATTCTCTACAAGATTATCTGGCTTACGAGGACGATCAACTGCAACAGCAGACCAAAAATGTTTGCCTCCTGTAAAACGACTATCCATCAAGGATAAAAGTGCTTCACTTCTACAGAGAGCATCAACATTCTTTTTATTCAATTTGCTATAACTTACACGTGGATGGAAAAGGAACTCCTCAATTGTTTTAAACGGCCTATGGTCAACGATCTCTTTAATTGCAGCATCACCTACACCTTTGATGGCTGAAAGTGGCTGAATCAATGTTTTTCCATCTTCGCTGATTTCCCATACTTTTCCTGACTTATTAATATCAACACCCTGAACATTATATCCAGCGGCTTTTACGATATTTACTGCCTTTTCTTTCTTTGTTTCTGGCTGGCTGTCAAGATAGGCAGCAAGCCATTCGCTTGGATAATAATTATACAACCAAGCGCACTGGAAAGAAATAATAGAATAAGATACAGCATGAGACTTATTGAAACCGTATCCTGAGAAGTAGATAAACTTCTGCCACAGTTTCTCACCGACTTTTTCTCCTAATCCTTTATCTACACAACCATTAATAAACTTATCATGTAGTTTTTCTTTAACTTCTGCTTCTTTACCTGTTCCCTTCTTGGTCAATACCTTTCGGAGAGAATTGCCCTCATCAAGAGAAATGTCACGACCAAGTTTGTGAGCGAGTAGAGCAATTTGCTCTTGAAAGACAAGGTATCCATATGTTTCACTTGTTGCCTCTTTGATTAGTTGGTGTTCATAAACAACATCGTCTGGATTATGCTTACTTTCGGCAAATGACTTATCTACCCCGGCAGATAGAGGACCGGGACGGAAAATAGAAGTAATAGAAGAAATATCAACGATATTATTGGGCTTTACTTTCTGACAGAAGTTTTGTGCTCCACTTTCTGTAAATTGGAAAATTCCTGCCCATTTACCGGCATGGAAGATGTTTTGATATACATTCTTATCATCAAAATCAAGGACATCTGGATGTAGATTATTAGAATAGAACTCCTTTATTTCTTTAAAGGTTGGCTCCTTAATTCCATGATGACGACGAAGAACATGCTGAATCGCTTTCTCCATCATATTCAATGTTTCAAGACCAAGAACGTCAAACTTGATAAATCCCATTGGTTCAAGGTGACGAACGTTTTGACCTTCTGCCCAAGGTGTTTGACGTACACCTTTGCTATTAATCAATGGCATCCATTGATCAAGGTTTTCACCTACAACGATACCACCAGCATGACGTGATGCTGAACGAATTGAACCATGCAACTGTTCAATATGTGTTTTGATGTGTGGATATGTTGCAAGGAATGTTTGAAGAGATTGTGAATACTTCATTACCTCTTCAAATGTTGGCGTATAAATACCAGCAGTAATTCCATGTTCTGCTTTTGCAAGTGGTGTTGCTTCAAGCAACATTTTATTTGTTACCGCATTTACCTCTTGAAAATCAACACCGTAGAACTTACTAATATCCTTGATTAGTGAACGCAGTTGTAGTGTATTCCAGTTTGTAATTGGAACAACGTTGTTCTTGCCCCATTCATCAATCAGGTTCTGTTTCAGACCCATCGCATCGCTTACGTCATAATCAATATCGGGATAATCTGTTGCTGTCTTTGAAAGGAACCGTTCAAATTGAAGACCATATTTAATTGGATCAACCTGAGTAATTCCAAGAACATAAGATACAAGAGCACCAGCAGCAGAACCACGACCGGGACCAGTAATATAACTTTCATTTGCACGATCAGAAATCGCTTTCATTGTCAAGAAATACTTAGCAAATCCACGATCCTTGATTACATCAAGTTCTCGTAGAAGACGATCGTGATATTCTTTATTACTCCACTTCTTCATATCTCGCAAACCTGTTTCTGCGAGCTGATCAAGTGTTTCTTCTGCTGTTTTACCTTCTGGAAGAATAAAGTTTGGCAGACGAACGGTATTGTCTGGAATAAAGTTTTCAATACGATTAAATGCAATATTCCATGTTTCCTCAATTGTCTTGAGAACAAAATCGTCGTTATAATTTACACCACACTTAGCAGAATACTTCTTATATGCCTGCCACATTTCATCGCCATTTTTGGGATAAAGTGTATATTCCATGTCATCAATATGATCTGGAAGTGTAGTGTCAATTACTTTGCCATTACCAAGGAAGCCAAGTTTCTTATAAATTTCTCGGTCCTTCCATGCACCAGGAGAGGGATAGTGACTATCACCAGTAGAAATAACTTTAATCCCGAATTCTTCACAAACTCGGATTACAAGCTTATTCAATTTATGCTGTTCAAGAATACCATTCCATTGAACTTCGCCATACCAACGATCACCAAATACATCAATCATCTTGCGTGAAGTTTCACGCATAGCATTTAGTACAGCATCTTCGCCATTTTCCCAATTTTCCCAAAAGTCAGTAGCATACACTCCACCAAGACAGGCAGAGGATGCAATAATACCTTCGTTATATTCCTTCAGCATTTGGTAATCAATGCGAGGAAAACGATAGTAATTCTCGTCTGAAAAACTCTTGCTGATAAGAGTGAAAAGATTATTCAGACCTTTCTGATTTTGTGCGAGAAGAACAAGGTGGGAACGCCGATTGAGGATACTCTTTTTAGTCTTCTTTGTCTCTTCTTCGTTCTCAACAATCGCTCCTGTGATCTCCTCGTCCTCTTTCTTTGCTTTTGTTGTTTTTTCAATTTCTTCCTTATCTTTCCGCCAAGCAGCAATAGAAGGATGAAAGTACATCTCACAACCATAGATCGGTTTGAAATCCTTTCCTTCCTTTTTCATTTTCTTGGCATGTAGAACTTGATATGCAAGAGAATTCATGTTGCCATGGTTTGTTATAGCCATGGCATCCATTCCATTTGAATAAGCAAAATCCATATGTTCTTGCGGCAATCCAAGTCCATCAAAAAGTGAGAAGCCGTCATGACAATGGAGTCCGATGAATTTAATTTTTGGCTTAATTCGTTCCATTATTTTCCTCTTTCCAAGATAAATTATTTACGATTCCGTGAATAGTGGTTCCGGAAACACCAAACATAGCACCAATTTTGCGATTAGACAATCCTTCTTTTTTTAGTTGTCTAATATTTCTTACTTGTTCCCAATCCAACTTTGAATTAGCACTATTTTCTCCGCTATTTCTAAGTCCTATATTTTTCTTCGTATCTTCTGAATGGGTTTTTCCGTGAAAAGGATTATTTTTGCCACTCATTCTTTCAGAATGTTTACTTAGAGAAACATCACTCTCTTTTGTTTTACCGTGGTTCCAAGATTTCTTGCCCTTTAGTTTTTGAGATATTTTATTTTTTGTTTCTTCGCTGTGTCTTTTACCAAGATTTGGCGAAGGAACACCAAACATAGGGTTGTTTTCTCCACTAACATCGTGGTGGTTTTCACTAATTTTCTTTCTTGCTTCTTCTGTGTGAAACCTTCCAAGAGTATTGCCCGCATACTGACAAATATTATAGCCATTTTCTGGCTCATATGATTTTGTAGTATCAAGCCATTTTTGTTCTACTATCAATAAATTTGATATATCACATTCTTCGGCTATTAAAAATTCAAAATTGTCTTTGCCATTTTGATTCCAAGAATTTTGTAAATATTGATTAGTATGTTCATTACTATCTAAATGTCTTATGTGTTCTTTCCATCTTTTAGGAATATGAATTGAACTTCCTATATAAACTTTATTATTAATTTTATTTTTTATGATATATACGCCGCTTGTCATATTAACTCCTCAGTATAAATAGTAATATGAATGGTGTATCTTACCACAAAAGATAAATTTTTTTATGAGCGTGTAAAGTTAAATTATGCCATCTTCTCTCATTTGTTCTTCAAATTCTATTTTAGCATTTTTTAATACATCAATCAACTTTGGGTTTCTAAATGAAGAAGAAATTTTATTAAAATATTCATCTAACTCTTTTTTTGTTATTTTGCGTTTGAAGAAATCATCATATCCAGTATTAAAATGATGTTTTAGCTCCCAAGGATCTATCATATCAAAAATACGATGTTCTCCATTTTCTTCCATGTAAATTTCTGAATGACTAATTCTCTGAACATGACTTATCGTTGATTTTTGTATCAAAGGTTCATTATCAGTTCCAAGAGCAGATGTTCCATCTTTATTGAGGATCTTTTGTGCTTTAAAGATATAAATATCTCCGGAAAACAAACGATCAAAAAGAAAATTGTTTAATTGTGTTTTAAAAGTACGAAATCCGAGCGGAACACTAAAAACAACTTTATCTGAAGATATTTTAAGAACTGGATAAGCAGAAATTCCTTTTTCATATTGTTGAAGTCGTGGACCATCTGGGTCATATGAATATTCAGCTTTATCTTGTTCAACTCCCGGATCGTGTATCATAGAAGTTTCAGTAGAAACTTTTGTTGGATCACCAAATCTTAAGAAATAAGTTTTTGGTTGTTTATTTTCTCTTATTAGAACTTTAATTTTCATATTTCTAAGTAGTTTATACTTTTTTATTTAGAAAAGCCCGAATGTGCATGGAGTCCAACAAATTTAATCTTGGACACTTTACGTTCAGTCATTTAAAACCTCTTTTATTTTTGAACAGGGAAATGTTTTGTTTCAGGATGTTTTTTAAGCATCCAATCTAATTCATAAGTCCAAAGCTTCATACTTGAATCTCCACATTTGAGAACAATGTATTTACGCCTTTCTCTACTTACAATTGTCCAAAGTCGGTTATAGTGCAATATTAGATCACCAACTTGATATTTCATTTTACAACCGGGAAGTACTGATAGATACCAGAAGAAACGAGTTGTCGCAACTGAAAACGACTGCCATATCTTATCTTTCTTTTTCCAGCTTCAAGATGAATTCCATCTGAATCTTGACGAATAAAAATCCAAAAGATATTTTCTGTTGGTCTTGCCTCTACAAACATATCACCAACGGCGAGTTTCATTTTTAATCCGGTATTTCTTCAGCCCAATTAACAGTCATATAGTCCATCAGAGCTTCTTCGTCATTTTTATAAACGAAATCGGGACGAACTTTGGCAACACATTCCCGTTGAATTTTTATTGCTTCTTCTCGCGTTACAATTACTTCTGCAAAACCGTCTTCATTATCAACAGGATAAATGTGACGAATTTTCATACTTCGCTTTTGCCTGACCAATTAATTGTAAGAATTTGAGTTTTAGAATTTGTTACAACGAAGAATTCTTTGTATTTATGTTTGAATTGATTTGCGAGTTCAAAGAAACATGCTTTACTCAGTTTTGTGCAATCATAATCAAATTCAACTTTACCCTGTTGTGCATATTTCTGAATGTATCTCGCAATATCATTCATATAAAGAGGAATACTTTTTAGTTCACTTTGTGTGATTGGCTTTTCAGAAACAATCATAGCTTGACGAGCTTTTTTTGTTGTTTCCTTGATCTTTTCAAAATCAAGATCATCCTCCATTTTTGGAGAACGAGCAATAAGTTTTTTTTCTTCTGTTAGAGCCATTTCCATAATTCCTCCAAAAGTAATTATTCTTCTAAATCTTCTTTATCCTTTGCAACAGGTGACCACTCATGATATTTAAAAAATTTTGGTCTCCAAACATTTCGTGAATTTTCACTTTTCATAAATTCTAAGTAATTTTTCCACGAATCTATCCGGGAATACCATGCAGTTTGGCCCACATTGTTGCCCTCAAGTGTAGCACACCCGAAGACCTTGTCAAGCTGGAAGGATCTCGCACTATATTGTTGCTCTTTTGGAAGGCGATCTTCTGTTATTTTTCCTGTTTCTTTATCTTTATGAAAATTTGTAAATACACCTGTTCCTTCTGATCTTATAACTCTACGAAATTTTTTAAAGTCTTCTTTATCAAATGTAAAAGGTAAATATTCGCCGTCCCTTATTGTCCTACCATCATATTCCATATAAAAATTCTTTGGCGAACTTATCAAAGAGCGATTTTGATAAATTGAATCAAGAGAAACAAGACCATATGGAAATGAGACAAAATATTTGTCTGGAACAACCCAAGAACTAATAGTTTTTGATATGTGAAATGCTCTTAGAGAGCCATATATGACACTCCAGGCTAAACAATCACGCCTATCACGATCTTTTGGATGAATTGGTACATAATAAATTGAAGTCTCTCTTACTTGATCTCTCACCATTCTCTGTTTAAATCTAGATTGTAAAAGAGAACCATATTCAAATATCCAATCACCTATTCTATCGCGTAAAATTGGCTGCATTTCACGATGAGCAACAATCCAAACACTTTCACAGCCAGCATAAGTACACTGTAACACAGCCTGCTCAACTGCGGTTAAGTTATCAGCAACTGGCATAAGAGAGTCGTGCCAAGGAAACTTAAAATCAAGCTTTTGACCTGCTACTGGTATTATACCAGCTAAATGAAAAGCGGATTTATCTTTCTTTCCATCTTCTATATCAGAGAGCATAAGGATTTCCTAACATATCGGTTATTTTCTTAAGATTTTTATCTTTTGTTATCTTTTTTTGACTTAACAGTTCATTCTCTTTTTGAGAAGTATCAAATAAAATTTCTCTTTTTAAAGTTGTTGTTTTTATTTTGTGAGTTCTATTGGCTCCATTACTCAATGGCTCTATTCTACCAATAATTCCGCTTTCCTGCAACACTGTTGTTGCTTTTAGTCTTGCATATACTTCACTATATTCTTCGTTATTCAATTGTTGTTGAGTCAAATAAGAAACAGCTGCTACATTTATCATCACATTTTCAATATTATCTAAAAAGTGATTTACGAAATCTTTACCAGTATTTATAGATTTTAGTATTTCTTGATGTTCTTTTCTTAAGTTTTCAACTTTTATATAATCAAATACTCTTATTTTTTCAGTTGGTTGTATCTGATCGTATCTAATAATATTATTATATTTAATTTCAATTTTATATGGTGATTTACCAAAAATAGTTAAGATATTATCTTCATCAAATCTATATGTTCCTGATTTATCGGATAAAGGATTTAATCCAGCATAAGATAGAAAGAAAGACAATCTTCTCCAAACTAAGTTCTTATTTAATCCATTTGGATCCACGTCACGATAAAAAGGAACTTGAGGGTTTACCATTATTAGTGGTATTCCATCAACATAGCTGCGTATAAGTGCTTCTAGAGTTCCACCAAGTATTATCGTGTCATAATTTAGTTTTTCTAGTTTTTCCATATAAATATTTATAATATATCATTATAGTAACAAATACAAGATTAAGAGAATAATTCAACAACAAAGGCAAAGAAAACTGCTGAAATACAACGTATAACAGCATAAACACTTCACCAAAGAACCATAGCCATAAATTTAAATGGCTCATTCCATCTGCATTCTTTTCTCGCGAAACTTTTATAACTTGCGGGAAAGCACAAATAGATAAAAATATTCCACCAAGCCAGCCTAATATTTCCATATCACAGTCCAAATGCAGTTAATGTATGCTCATATTCACCACATTCTTTCACAAGACGCAACATTTCTTGTGCAATTTCACGAATTTCTACCTGTGCTGCTTCATCGTTTCGTAGACGCTGGAAATGAACGAATGAACGCATATTAAACATTACATCAAATGTAAGCTGTGTTGCATATGGTAGATAAAAACGAGCACTTTCTTTTGCTCGTTTACGACCTAATACTGGTGTTAGACGTGCGAGAGTTTCGTGATATCTTGTAAGTGATTGGTCGCAATGTTCTTGTAGTAGTTTTTGTTCTTCGGCTGGCCAATCATGAGGAACATAATACTTGTCTTCTTTTAGCTCTTTGTATCGTGCGCTTTCACAATTAATTGAAACACCGATACGGTGCTTGAGGCAATGTACGTGCGAAGCCACCTCGGCTGTCACAAGAAAGTGTAATGATGACTTTTCAAATGGCGTTTCATGTCCATTTTCAGCTAGCATCTTCAATAAGGCAGGAATACGATTCTTTTTATCTTCTGTTAATTCACGACTTGTTGAAGTCCAAGCAGACATTGCCATAATTGTATCGTTGCCATATGTACCAATTAGCTGAATTTCGTTGTTCATTTCTTCCTCTTTCGTTTAGTTGGCTCTTCAACCAACTTTGCTTCCCAATTTCTGTCAATACTATTACCAGAGTTATTGTAGGAAGTCAAGAGAGATTCTACTGCTGATCTTTTTTGAAAATCATCTCCAAACGCTTCAGTTGTGAAAAAAACAAATAACTCTTCCAAAGAAGAGATTTTTGTATGTATATTACCAGTTGATTTTTCTATTATATGTATTGTTTTCATTAACAATAAATATCATTTCTTTCCTTCTTTTTTAGCCTTCTTCTTTTCTGCTTTTTCTTTTGTTGTTAACTTTTGTTTGTTATTCTTGTTACTTTTTTCTTGACCTTTGCCCATATATAATCTCCTTATATTTTACTATCCATAGCTAATTCTATTAATCTTTCATAGCCACGGACATTTTCTGGATTGCTTATCATATAACGATATGAAAATTCACGAGATTTCTTTAAATATTCATCGTTTAGATATTCGTTATCATCAAAATTTTCAGCGATATAAGCAAGATGTTCAACAGCTTTTGGAACATCATTTTCTTGATAATACCAGCCAAGTTCTTTCATGAATGGACTGTTGTGAACAACGGGATAACCTAACCACGAAGCATCTAAATAAACATAATTTAATTCACATTGATTTTGATGACTTAAAACAATGTCTGTATGTTTTTGTAGTGTCCAAGTCATTGGATAACGAGCTTCAAAGAACATTTTCTTAGCAAGATAACTGTCCAATTCTTTTACGAATGTAACCATATCTGGTTTTGTTTTTATCTTTTCTCCGCAAAACACATTTAATCTCTCTAGAAGATCAGGGTGTTTTCTATAAAAAAGTTCAGTTGTTATAATAGGAACTAAACTGGTCTTAACCATATTGATGTTTGGTTCCATTGTTGAGATGCGTTTTTGTTTTAAACCAGATGGTTTATATTTTCCTGGAAAGTCTTTTGGATTTGAAGCATTTAATAATCTGGCGTGTTCTTCAATAAATCTTGGATCCCAAATGTATGGACCAATATAAGTTGGACAACCATATTGCGCTTCAAATAAGTATCTATCTCTATCAAAGAAATGAGGAGATAGCCAAACAGCACTAACTGTTCCAGAATTTTTTAAATAGATATTTCTTGCTTCTTCGTTTGGTTTAAATAAAACAGTTTCATTAAATACTGATAATTCAGCACCCATGATCTGTTTGACAATTTTTTTACCTAATTTCTTGAATTCACGATATCTATCGCGGTGCATTGAACCTTGGCCTACAACAATAAGATCGCATTTTTCTCTTGCTTCATCAAGACTTATCATGTGTTTGACATAGTCTTTCCATGGACCTGTTGTATCTAATGGAATCTTTTCTGCAGCTGTATTGATTATATAAGCATTTCCGACATTACGGCATTTTTCATAAACATCTCTTAATGTAATGACGTTTTGACGAATACCATTTGTGAACAATGAATCATTTGGTTTATCAGCCAAAACTGTAATACCGATATTGATTTTTCTTTGAAATTTCATAAATACCTACCAGCGATAATTAGTTTTTAAAATATAATTCAGCTTCGGCTTCTCTTCGTTTTGTTAAACCCTTTAATACTTTACCGGCAGCTTTATTCCATTTTAGGAACTCGTTCTTGATTAGTGGGTCACTTGGATTGGTATTCACCAGTTTAAGCAGTGTAGACGATTTTAAAGCGCCTACACCAACATTATAAGCAAAACACACAAGAGCATCAAACTGTTGTTGTGTTATATCATCTCTTGCGTATGAATCAACGTGCTTTTCAAATGTCTTTAATACACTCTGAAGAAGTTGAGTTGCTCTTTCTTCTGTAATTGGTGGATCATCTAATTTTACTTTTGTTCCATCTTCGTAAAAAGTCGATCCGTAGCCGACAGTACAACACGCCGCTGGACAAAGATATGGTTGAGCACAGAAACCTTCAAACTTCTTTATAAGTTCTAATGCTTGATTTGAAACTTTTGTTATTTTCTCTACCATACTTAACACCTCTGTTGAATCACTGCTTATAAATATGGTTAAGAATAGTAATAATATTAGTTTTTTCAAAAAAAACCCACCTTGTTACAGGTGGGTATATATCATACATTTGATTCTGTTAAATATTAAATTTAATAAATTAAACGATTTCAAGAACGATATAATTTTATATTTTTAACTCCTCTTAACTGCTCTGGATATCCGGCTAAATTATTGCTAATAAAAACTAGTTTTTGTAATGTTTTACCTTCTGGTATTATATGGGAAAAAGCTCTTTCTACAACATCCCTCTGAGATGTTTCGGTTCCTAAATCGCCCTTATAAAGAGTTTGTCCGCTTGCTGGATCTTCACTGCCATCCCAAACACCCATATTTTGGGTGGTTCCATCAGTGTAAAAAATAGTAATTACGTTCTGTCCTAAACAGCCATTTGGATTATTGTAATAACTAGTAAATGTAGCTTCTACTATTTTTACTGAGGAAGGATTTGACACTATCATGTCAACAGCAGATGACCAGTTAGTGCTACTTCTATAATACCCTCTTGTACTATTCCAGTTTATGGAATTAGTATCTGCGAATACTTGCGATGCTAAATTATTTGGCAAAGATTCTAATGTGTATGGATTTGAAGAATTTTTAAAAATTTTTATATCTTTAACGCCTCTTCTTTGCTGGGGATATCCAGAAAGAAAATTGCTAAGTAATACAACAGATTTAACAATCTTGTTAGCTGGTACAGTTATTGTATATGTTTCAGCTATGACATTTCTTTGGACAGCTGTTTCGGTCCCTAAATCACCTTTATAAATCGTTTGTCCGCTTGATTGATCGGCAGCACCATCCCAAACACCCATATTTTGACTGGTTCCATCAGTGTAAGAGACAATAATTACATTCTGTCCTAAACAACCATTTGGATCGTTATAATAACTAGTAAAAGTTGCCTGTATTTTATTTGTTAAATATACTTCAGATATATTTAATCCGACAGTACTGCCCCAATTTGTTGAATCTTTATAGTATCCATTTGTATTATCATATGCAATATAATCTGGATATTCAAAAATGGAAGACGCTGAATTGTTGGTCAATAATAATTCAATTATTTCTTGACTTATATTTTCTTTATAAAAAAACATTTTTTATATCTCCTGAGTTATTAACTCATTAACAGATATAAATAGTTTTAGCCTATTGTTAAAACTTGTTTTCTATTGCCTTGTGAATTCCAAGAAACATGAACCCAGCCGCTATCAGGAACTCCTGGTTTATAATATTCTAAGATTAATTGATCAAATTCAAGATTATCTTTAATCCAACAAAATAAAATTTTATTATCCATTCCTACCATTTCAATATCAGCTGCTTGACCGGTCATATGTTGACTATTTTTTGCTCCACCAATAGCTTTGTTTAATTTTGGACCACGATAGCCACTATTGATGTTTAGTGGTTTTCCAAAATGGATTCTTATTTTTTCTAGCACATTTTCACAAAGAGCTTTTAAATTTTCTACAACTTCTGGTGGTGCTGTATTGTCAATACTTTTGCGAGAAGCAGTTTGAGATTTTGTCATCTCTTCTAGGCTAAAATGTTGAGTTAATTTCATAGTTATCTTTTTTTGTTTATTATATCAGCTAACGCAATAATACAGAAACCAATGAACCACAACGGAACACTAGCTAACAAACTAGCCAATAAGATGTGCGCACATATTATATCCATTACACATATAATTATATGTTAATCCCAAAAACGGTCAAGAGTTTCTAAAATGCCGATAAAATCATGGAACGGTTCTCCACTACGGAAAGCGCCAATTTGATCAGGATAATTACCATAGCGGCAAAAACCCTTATCTTGGTGTTGTTTCATCTCTTTTAGCTGTTTAACAGCAGCATCTGTAATATAGTTGGAAGAGATATATTGAGAATACTTGAAAGTTCCATCTTGAAGTTTCTGAACGGAATCAGAGCCGCTGCAGTCCATATTTTTACAGTAGCCTAAATCATATGGGCTTTCACTTTTAAATTTTATTGTTGAAAAGTCTGTTCCGTCAATACCTTCAAAATACATATCATCTTCTGGCAAGTTATTGTAATAATCCTCGTATTTTTGACGGTCAAGCATAACAAGAGCTTTAAAATACTTATCAAGATGACCAAAATGGAAATCTTTTCCATGTTCACCAGAATGTGAGAATTTAACTTCAATAAAGAAATAATTTTTATTTCTCTTCTTGGTTTTCTTGATATCAAGAATTTTGAACATTAAAATGTCCTTGTTTTGTAAGCTTCTTCACAACTATCGCAAAGTGTACGAATCCACCCACCGTCACGAACTTTTCCTGGAACACCACAATCTTCACAAGTTACTGAACTCATTTGTTCAGCCATGGCAATAATTCCTTCACAGTATTCATTGCCACCACTATAATAAACTCGTAGTGTTCCATACTTTTCTTTGATCTGTGTAAATGTCATTTGTGTTGGTGGCTTTCTCCATTCTTCACGAAATTGCTTTTTCTCCAAGTCTCTCTTTACAAATTCATCAACTTTTTCATTTTCCCAACCAAGACGATTAGCATAATAGAAACGAAGGTTCTTATCGTTTCCATTGATTGCTTGTTTAAGAGCGCGATTGTATCTACGAATACCGGCAGATGAACGCCTTGCCTCTTTAATATGGTGCTGAATCAAACCACACATTCTTTCAATAATATTGAACCAACCATCACCATGAGCACAACCCCAACACATGCAGGTCTGCGTCATTGGAAGATTTCTCTGAGCAAATAGCTTTGGATACTTATTATAAAGCTTTTCTTCAAGTTCTTGTTTCAT